ATGTAGTATATATATAGTATATATACTATAGTAGTATATAGTATACTATAGTATTAGTATATATATACACTCTACCGAGTACGCTCTATCCGAGGTAGAGTGGTGAGGCGCTCGGTTTAGAGTGATTGAACTTATCTACCTGAACGGTGACTAAGTAGCCACCAGACTCGCTGTTAGGCGCAGGGACGCTTGCGCTGAATGCCTATCCACTTCTCCGGAGAAGACAATCCACCATGAGTACACCACTAGAGCTTCAGGTTGTACCTAACCATCTGCTTGAGCCTCAGTTCGATTCCGAAGAGAAGCGTGCTCTTCAGAAGCTAGCTGCTGGTACGGTAGATGCTGCTGTTGATGCAGTACAGCCTCAGCTAGATCAGCTTAACCAGCTACTCCAAGACCTGACAGTAGATCCCGTACCGTTTCGCTTCGTAGCTACTCCCGGCCAGACTAACTTCGTCATCAACGGCGTAGCCGCCGATAGTGGCGAGCTAGTCCTAGTCCACCGTAACGGTACCTACCTACACCCAGTCAACGACTACACCACGTCATTCACTATCGGTCCCGAGACTACCACGATCACGCTAGGTACTCCCGCTAACCTGAACGACGTGATTGCCGGCTTCGTCTACAACATCATCTCCATGACCGGAGGCGGTGGAGGCGGGGCAAGTACGCTAGACCAGCTAACCGACGTCGTAATCCTAAACCCCCAGCTAGGGGACACGATCAAGTGGAACCCGGCTCTTAGCCGGTGGGAGAACGCTCCGGACGCCACAGGCGGAGCTACGGGAACGAACATCACTCACACGGCTTCGGCTACGGACGTAACGGTAGAATCCAGTTCGGGTCTAGACACTACGATCCCCGCCGCTAACGGTACGCTAGCCGGCGTCATGTCAGCCGCTCAGGCAACCAAGCTAGCCGGTATCCAGGCCGGTGCTACCCAGAACGCAACAGACGCGGCTCTAAGGGACAGGGCTACCCACACCGGTACCCAAGCCTCCTCAACCATTGCATCAGCCTCACAGCGCGTCCTAGGCCGTTCTACGGCTGGTTCAGGAGCGGTAGAAGAGCTGACCCTCGGATCTAACCTAACGCTAGTCGCCGGAGTCCTCAACTCGGTAGACGTATCAGCCCCAGACTTTGTTCTTCAATCCTACGGAGTAATCTAACATGGCAACTAACGCTAATTACGCCTCAACCCCGCGAGCTGCTGTAGCCGTCCTTAACGCCGCTAACACGAACCGAGATGGTACGGGTACGATCGTAACCATTCTGTCTGGCGGTGCTAGCGGTACTCGCGTAGACGATATCCGTATTTCGGCTACCGGTACTACCACTGCAGGTATGATTCGCTTCTACCTCAGTCTGGATGGAGGTACAACCAGTCGCTTGCTGTTCGAGGTACCAGTCACTGCTATTACTCCGAGTGCTACGGTACCCTCGTTCCAGTCTATCCTGACTAACCTAGGCATCCTGCTACCGGATGCTAACGCCCAGCTAAGAGCTTCGACCAACAACGCCGAAAGCTTCCACTTGGCTGTGACTCGGGCTGGAAACTTCTAAGCATGAACGTAGGCATTTTTAGTGGGGTTCTGGGGGCTACGCCTTCGGACCCCGTAAGCATCCGAAACAGGGTATCTAACAGGGCTACCAACCTGTCTGTACTGGATAGGGGTGGATCCGTACGCAAGACGGATACGGGAGCCTACACTTACGCAATCCGACCTGACGTAATCGAAGGATGGAACGATGACGCTGCTATTCTAGTAGCTAACGATGGCAGCTCCGGAGATCTGACCGTAGCAGGGCAAGGTACGGTAGTCATTACCGCAGGCACTACGGTAGGAGCCGTTACTATTCCTCCCGGAGATAGCAGGCTTCTAAGCCGAGTAGGCGTGGATAGTTGGAGAGCTAGATAAGATGGGAATTATCCAAGCAGCAGCTAGACCCCGTAGAGGGCTAGCAGGACCGATTAGTGTGGTGCACTCGTCTGTTTCTCACTATTCGGGAAGCGATGGCGAGTGGCAGATCATTATCCCTGATCCCGGCACACTGCTAGCTAATGACGTAGTAGTAGTTTATAGCTCGACTATTAATGGTAGATGGAACGTGCCTACCCCTTCCGAGAACCTATGGGCAACTATTGGCGGAGACTTTCAGCAAGTAAATAGCAGAAACTATGCTTCAGAGGGACTTGTCCGACGTTTTGAGACAAATGGATCTTTGACACTGGCAGAAAGGACATTTAAGTACTTCACCAACTTTATCAACTCTACATCGCAGCTTGTAGTCGTAGTACTACGTGGTGTACGCAATAGCGGAACGTTTGTACAAGTTGACATTGGTCCACGCGCTTATTCAACATTCGTTCCTCCCACAACCCCGTCGCCAGTATCAGCTGCTCGCGGTGGTTCAGGAAGCTTAGCTCTATCTTTCGGTCACACTCTTAGTGGTACTATTGGAGGTCCTCCGGGAGGATGGACTAACATCATTCAGCAGGATAACGCTGCAGGCGTCGCTTACTGCGAAGGGCAGTGGTTCCCAGCCGATGGCACAACTACGCAGTTTGCTAGAACCCCGAGCCCGGCAACACGTGGCTTCGGTCTGATCCACTTTATCGCTCCTTGAGGTGATCCATGAACCCGCTCATTACCAACATTAATGCTCACGTACAGAGCGAGACCCTCGCTACGCGTACCATCATTGCGTGGAATCCAGTAGCTAATACCGGATCCATCAACTACGAATGCTCCGACTTCTACCAGCTTCGTTCAGACGGTAGCTACTTCGGAGTACCAGTACCTAACACCACGATCTCGGTACCTCTAGAGGAAGTCATTAACGAGACAGTTAACGTCGAGGTGGCTCCGGGAGTCTTCCAGCCCGTACCGATGACACTAGTAGCCGGAGCTATTAAGGCCCACTTTGCTGCTAAAGTTGCTCAACTAAGAGCCCGCAACGCGGGATAACGGAGGTACTATCATGTCAGGATTTGCAGTTACCCAGCGCGCTTTCCGTTTTCAGGTAGGCACGCGTGAGTTCGCTATCGATATCCAGCAGAACATCCTATTCGAGACAGAGCCGGGCGGTATCGGCGTATCACTATACGAGCGTGAAGGTGCCGTATGGCTTAACAAGTTTATCGAGTTCGGGCAGCCGCTCATGGGTGCCGGTGACGCAGCTATTACTGCAGCGGGAGGTGTCGTGCCGTTCTGTAGACTTATCGTAGGACGCGTCAACAAGGCGCTTAACGTGATCTTCGGGGCTACTAACGTAGATCCTCCCAAAAACCTAGCGGAGCAAGTACAGGATTACCTGCTAGCCAATCTCAAAGTTGTATACGTAGACGGCAAGCCGCAGGTACAGCTAACCTAACGAGGGAACTATGTCACGTCCATTCAGCCTAAACGTACGTCGCCAGACTGCGGCTGACTTGGTAAGGCACGAAGCGATCCGGGAGTTTGCTTACCCGGATCCTTTGTCTTTACTAGCCCGCAAGTACAGACGATTGAAGTGGGGATTTGTACCAGCAAGACAGCTACTGGAGCAGGTACCAGAAGGCGAAGAGCACGGACGTCCTTGGACTGTAGGAGTAGGATTCACTCAAGGAGTAACCCCTGACTCCCGTATGACCCGAGAGCAGTCTCTTCGCAAGCTGGACGAAAAGGTAGGCAAGTACGCTGGAGATCTACAAAGACTGATCCCCGACATCACCGAACACCCGTTCGTTATCCAGACAGTATTTCTAAATCTAATCTTCAACATGGGCTTTGAGCGACTAGCAAAGTTCAAGAATACACTAGCTTTTCTCCGTCAGCGAGACTATCAGTCGGTAGCTGATAACCTAGAAAAGTCGCTCTGGTATCGCCAAGTAGGCACCAGAGCCGTGGAGCTAGTAGAGCGCGTAAGAACTCTATCCATCAAACAGGAGCACGTATTCCGATGAGCAAGAAGAACAAGAAGGCCGTAGCACTGGACTGCAACATCGTAGTCCTTACCAACGACATGACCCCGCAGAAGGTAGCTCTCATGGAGATGTTCTACCGGGGAGCCTTCGCTAACACCCTAGGCTACATGGATGCCCTTAACGAAGAGACTGGCGAAGTTGAGCAGCTAATCGTAGGCTTCGACAAGAACGCCGTCAACGGTCAGGTAGACACCTATCCGCTAGCCCGTCTCTTGGCTCCCAGCGAAGTAGCTAAGTACAAGGCACCAGACGGTAAGGGCGGGTACTTCTGATATGACAACTCAGGCCGACAAGGCTTGGATCAACGACTTGAAGGACGCTTACCTACAGGGGGCGTCCGACGTCGAGATCTGCAAGATCCTTAAGATGACTCAACGAGAGTTCGACTCCTACTACGAGAAGTCTCCAAACTTCAAGGAGATGGTAGATATCGGACGTATGATGGCTAAGGCGTGGTGGTATGAGCAAGGTAGACGTAACATCGAGAATACCAAGTTCAACACTACGCTATGGTCATTCAACATGAAGAACCGCTACGGTTGGGCTGACAAGACTGAGAACACTTCGGTCGATGCTGACTTCGAGGATATGGATCTCAGCAAGCTAGAGCAGATGCTTCGTAAGAAGGCACCTAGCGTACTACGCTTAATCAAGCCTACCATGACTGATGCAGAGATTGTGAACCTCGATGCCAATTGACTTTGATTCCGATCTACCCTTGAATCCCTTTAAGCGCGTCTTCTCTTTGGAGGACGAGCTAGAGATGATGGACGCTGCCCGTCCTGACAAGGACAAGGATAACCGTAAGTCAGCGGCTCGTAAGATCTATGAGGTCACTAAGCTGATGGAAGTCTACGAGCGAAAGCTAGCAGAGGCAGGTACTAGCAAGTGGTTCGTGGACGGTACTACTACCGACATCTCTAACTGCCCGAGACATCGTGCTTTTTTCGAGGCCGGTGCCGTTTACCACGAACGTCTGTTCATGGCAGGCAACCGCCCGTTGGTTGCAGGTACAAAGGTACGTACGCCAGACGGCTACCACAAAAACATTGAAGACTTGAAAGAGGGAGATAAGGTACTAGCATATCAACTAAGTACTAACTCCCTAGTAGAAGCTAAAGTAACTAAAACGTATCACTACAATGAGCCAGCCTTTACTTACTCTAACGGAAAAGGCGTGTCCGTGTCTAGTACCCCAGACCATGAGTTTTTATATGTGTCTGGTAAAGGTGTATTGCGTCAAGATAAGGCAGAAAGATTAGCAGGTAAAGTGGATCGCAAAGTAGTAGTCCCATGTAAGTGGGATGTAGAAGAGAAAGATCCCGGCTTTTCAGAACGAGAGGCTTTACTGCTAGGACTACTAACTGGAGACGGGCACCTGTGTGCCAGAAATAGTCAGTTCAAGTTCACGAACAAGGCTAAGGAGTTAGTAGACTTGGCGGTAGCTTTAGGAACTGAGTTAGGAACGCAGCCGCGAGTAGTAAATAGCGGTACTTTTTATGATGTGTATTTTCCTAAACCCGAAAAAGGCAAAGGTAAGAGCACTCTGTTTCTGCTGCTAGAGCGTACTAATTTATTGGGAACTAAGTCAGGGAATAAAACTGTACCCCAGTCACTTTTCTGCGCTCCGGTAGGGCACATCAAAGCTTATCTGCACGGACTGCTAGCTACTGATGGCTATTCGCGTTTGGGTAGGTATTGCCTCAGTACTACGTCCGCCTTGCTAGCCGAGGGCGTAGTGTCCTTGTGCCTCCGCCTTGGAATCAGAGCTACTGTCGCTACGCGTAATCGTAAAGACCCTAACCATGCTGACGAGATTGTAGTATCTATTACAGGAGACGACAATCTAAAAGTTATCGGCAATGTGCCAACCAAGCCCTACAAGCTACGGGGTGGTCGTGGACGAGCAGAGGTGCAAGCAGTCAGCTTTACAAAAGCAGAAGCACTAGGCAACAAAGATGTCTACTGCATCACTATTGACCATCCAGATCACTTGTTCGTAGCTAATGGATTAGTTACTTCCAACTGTGGTAAGTCCATCTCGGGAGCTTTTGAGACGGCGTGTCATCTTACCGGACTGTATCCAGAGTGGTGGGTAGGTAAGCGTTTCGATCACCCGATCTCAGCTTGGGCTGCCGGTCAGACGGGTCAGACTACACGCGATACCTGCCAGAAGGAGCTGCTCGGACCTCCGGGAGCCCTCGGCACTGGCATGATTCCTAAGGAGCTTATCCTAGGGACGGCGGTAAAGCAGGGCGTAGCTAACGCTATCGAACTAGTTAAGGTACGCCACGTATCAGGAGGAGTATCGGTACTAGGATTCAAGTCCTACGATCAGGGAGTCAAGGCGTTTTACGGTACGGCACAGCACGTAATCTGGCTAGACGAGGAGTGTCCTGACCTGATCTACAACGAGTGCTTGATCCGCACCATGACTACTGGTGGTATCCTGTACGTTACGTTCACTCCGCTGCACGGTATCACCCCGTTCATCGTTAACTTCTGCAAGAACGCCAACTTCCTAGCCGGAGCTTCTCCAGTCACGATCATGACGGACGAGGAAGAGGAAGAGCAGCTAGGTATTGGTAACAAGGCCAGCCGCGCTGTAGTCCAAGCTGGATGGGATCACGCTCCGTGGCTAGATGAAGATACCAAGAAGCGTCTAGAGGACAATACTCCTCCGCATCTACGTGAAGCTCGTCGTAACGGCACCCCATCGATCGGCTCCGGTAACGTGTATCCGATTCCAGTAGAGGAGATCGTGGTAGATGATTTCACCATTCCCGGTCACTGGCCTAAGTGGTATGGCCTAGACGTGGGCTGGAATAGAACCGCCGCTGTTTGGTTAGCCAAGAATCCAGACGATGGGTCTATCTACGTGTACTCAGAGCACTATCGCGGACAGGCTGAGCCAGAAGTTCACGCCGCTGCTCTGAAGTCTAGGGGTGACTGGATCCGTGGGTGTATCGATCCGGCATCCAAGGGACGTTCTCAGGTAGACGGCCGCAAGCTAATCGACGTGTACCGTAAGCTAGGACTCAAGCTAGTCGAGGCCAATAACGCCGTAGAAGGTGGTATCCAGAACGTCTGGTCGCTACTAAGTTCAGGTAAGCTCAAGGTATTTAAATCCTGCGTGAACTTATTGAAGGAGTACATGGTCTATAGACGCGACCTTCAGGGAAGGATCGTAAAAGATAATGACCACGCCCTAGACGCTCTGCGCTACGGCATCAATACTGATAACGTAGCCATGGTCCAGCCGACCAATACGGCAAGACATTACGGAGCCGCTAGTGCCCTCGGAGGAATCAGATATGACACCTAACGATATGCCCGTCGAAGCCGAGCAGGATCTACTGCAGGCTACCCCGGAAGAGCTAGAAGAGCAGGCACGTCAGGCGGCAGAGGCCGAACGCGAACGCCGCGAAGCCCTGCTCAAGGATCTAGCCGCTACCGTAGAGTCAAAGTTTGAGACTCGCCGCAAGAACCGCTCAGGCAAGGAGCGTCAGTGGCAGGAGTCTATGCGACTATACTACGGATCCCTAGCCAAGGTAGGAAAGGTAGGCGTAAGTCCTGATCGCCCGTTTTCGAAAGAGGCTTCAGCCGATCGTCCGGACTACAACATCGTACGTACCAAGTGCGATATCGCCATTGCTCAGCTAATCTCGCAGCAGTTTGCTGGCGGAGATAAGAACTGGGACCTAGTACCGTCTGGGGAAATGGACGCCCAGTCCTGCATCGGAATGGAAAACACGATGGTACGTCAGCTCGATAAGAGCAAGTACGGGTATGAATCACGTACGGCTATCGAAGACCGCGTAATCCTAGGTTCTGCCGTTCTTAAGGGTCCAGTAAACACCAGCAAGGTTAAGTCATCTTACAAGCTAGATCCGACTAGCGCTCAGTGGGCTCCAGTATTCCAGTCCAACACCGAGCCGTCTTACGTTCGTGTCGATCCGTGGTACTTCTATCCGGACGATTCGACTAACGACTTCTGCTCAAGCGAAGACACGATCGAGCTACACCCACTCTCTAAGACGGAGATGGCCAAGTACTCTAAGCATCCCGGCTTTATCCGCGATGCAATCATCGAGCTGCTCAAGGAAGACCCCAAGGACTATAGTACTTCCGCCATTGAGGAAGCTTCGGCTCTCATGGAGACTAGCCAGTCTTACATGAAGAACAAGTATATGGTCCTAGAGTATCACGGTCCTGTTACTTCCGAACAGCTAGAAACTCTAGGCATCGTCCCGTCCTACGACTCAGTAGACGGCAAGACCTACTACGGCGAAGTATGGGTATGCCAAGGTAAGGTCATTCGCGTAGAGCTAGCTAACATCGAAGACTTCGAGCTACCGTATCAGGTGTGCGAGTACAAGCGTGACCCGGTCAGCCCGTTCGGCGTTGGCCTGCCCCTACTAGTACGTGACGCTCAGCGTGTCGTAACGCAGTCGTGGCACATGGTACTAGACAACTCGGCCATTTCTTCTGGTCCTCAGGTAGTTATGCAGAAGGATCTCATCGAGCCAGTAGACGGTGATTGGGAAATGCGCCCGCGTAAGGCTTGGTTCCTTACCGACCTATCAGCTAACGTCAATCAGGCGTTCCAGTTCTTCGTTCCGCCTAACGTATCCGGCGACCTAATGGCTGTACTCAATGCCGCCAAGCAGTTTGCCGAGGAAGAGTCAGGTATTCCGCTGATGTCTGCCGGTCTACAGAACGGAACCGCAGTAACTACCGACTCGGCTACCGGACTAGGACTGCTTCAGCAGGCTAGCACCACGCTACTTGACCTACTGAACGAGATGTGGGACGACAAGGTGACTACCCGCGTTATCAAGCGTCTATACGCTTGGAACATGCAGTACAATCCTGACCCGATGATCAAGGGTAACTTCGAGATCGACGTAAAGTCTAGCTCAGATTACCGTAACAAGCAGCTATACATCCGCGATATGGAGAAGCTCAGCCTAGAAGCTAGCCAAAATCCCCAGACTGGTAAGTACGTTAACCTAGACGAGCTGCTAGTTGCTCGCCTAAGCATGATGCACCTGCCCTCAAGCCGCATCATCCGTACTCCGGAGGAGGTAGCTGCCTACGAACAGCAGATGGCACAGGCTCAGGGACCCAATCCGGAGCTAGTTAAGTTGCAGCTAGAGGAAAGACGTCTAGCTCTAGAGGAAAAGCGTGCTGCGCTAGAGGAGCTAAAGCTAGAGTTTGAGTTCAATCAGGCTCAGCAGCGTGAGGCTTGGGAATTCCAAGAGCGTCAGGCTAATACTTACGCCCGAGTAGCGGAAGCGGAGGCTCAGGTAGTAGCCAGCCAGAACGAAAAGGACGTAGCCATGCTCAATCTAGCCGCTAAGGACGAGCAGTTCAGGGCTAAGCTAGGTACCGACCTAGAGATTGCCCGTATGCGTGAGGAGACTAAGGCATTCCTATCCGGTCAGCAGGACAATCGCAAGCAGATCGACCAGTTACTAACAGCCCGCGAGCAAAAGCTCAAGCGCGAAACCGGATCAGGTATCTAACATGAAAGCACGCATCCCTAACCTCAACATCTACGACTCAAACTGGGTAGCTATCAAGGACTTCCTAGCTGCCCAGCTACAGAAATCACGAGAAATGCTAGAAAATCCTGCATTAAGCCATGAGGATTCTTGCGTAATTCGTGGAAAGATCCTTGTTTACAAGGAGCTACTAGCCGCTGAACGTGATATTCAGCAGGCCGCGACTAGATCGCCAACTTAAACGGAGAATGAACTTTTATGAATAACACCCCTCTAAGCGACAGTGAAGCCCAGAAGCTATTTGCCAGCGTCAGCAAAAACCTTGATGACCCTGATAAGCTAAATGAGATTCTGGGTGCGACTACGGTGCCGGATCCTGATCCCGCCCCGCAAGTAGTAGAGGAAGAGGTAAAGCAGGAAGTAGTTGAACAGGAAGTAGAGAAGAAGGAAGAAGAGAAGCAGGCCCCGACGCAAGAAAGCGAAGCTCAGGTCCCGGCAGCTCAGCCGGAAACCGCCCTATCAAGGGAAGAGCTAGAGCGTCTAGTCCAAGAGAACAAGCTGCTGCAGCACAAGCACCGATCGGAGACTAATCGGACCGCTGCACTACAGCGTAAGCTCAACGACCTAGAAACTCGGCTAGCGTCACTCAGTCCTACCGCCGCACAGCCGCCAGCTAAGGCCGCTCCGGCAACTGAGGAAGGCGAAGACGACGATCTTGCAGAGCTAAAGCGTACCGACCCCGCCCTTTATCGGATTATCAAGAAGCGCGAGGAAGCCGCAGCAGCCCAGATCGCCAGTCTACAAAACACTCTTACGCAAGAGCTAGCTCCTGTAAAGCAGGCTTGGCAGAATCAGGAAGTAGCGTCCGAAAAGGCGAGACTTGCTGAGATGGTACCAAACATTGCAGAGGTTGTACAAAGTGAGGCGTTCCATACCTTCGTAGGTAGCGCGTCTGATGGAGTAAAGCGTCTCGTAATGTCCAAGCACGCTGACGATGTTGTAGCAGGACTCCAAGTTTACTCTCAGTGGCTACAAGCAAACGGTATGGTTAAGCAGGCTCCGGCGCAACAGGAAGCGCCGCAAGCTGTGCCAAGTCCAGCCGCTAGTCAACTAGCTGGTGAGCGTGAACGTAAGCTACAGCAGGCGGTTACTGTAAAGAGTCCGGCTGCTCCCGAGAAGAAAGAACTCACAGCAGAAGAACTTTTCGCGCAGTCGTATAAGCATTTCCATAAGTTGCATGGAAACTAACCTTAGTTAAGGAGATTTAATCTATGTCATTTTCAGGTACTCAGTACGGCGACATCTCACCTCGCGTAGGTATCGTAGCCGTTGCCAACATGCTCGCTTACGCGGACACCCAGATCATCCTCGATAAGTTCGCCAAGGTCGAGGCTGTGCCGAAGAACAAGGGTCTCGTCATCCGCTTCCGTCGTCCAGTTCCGTTCGAGGTTAACCCGACCGCGCTGATCGAAGGCGTGACGCCTGCCCCGCAAGCCCTTGAGTACGAGGACGTTCAGACCTCGCTAGCTCAGTACGGTGCGTGGGTACCCTTCACGGACGTCATCGCTGACACCCACGAAGATCCGAACCTTAAGGTCATGACCGAACTCTGCGGTAAGCAGGCGGCCGAGACCAAGGAGCTTATTACGTGGAACGAGATCCGTGGTGGTACTCAGGTGTTCTTCACCGGTACGGCTGTCAGCCGCGCTCAGGTTCAGGCTGTTCTAGACATTGACGACATTCGTCTCATTGTCCGCCAGCTCAAGCGTAACCACTGCCGCAAGATCACCAAGAAGCTCTCGGCTTCTCCGAACATTGCGACCGAGCCGGTCAACGCTTCGTTCGTCGGCGTTGCCCATACCGACCTTGAGCAGAACATCCGTGCTCTGCCCACGTTCGTCCCAGTCGAGCGCTACGCTTCGGGCACTCCTCTCCACGCAAACGAGCTTGGTCGTATCGAAGAGGTCCGCGTAATCCTCAGCCCGATGCTAGAGCCGTTCCTAGGTGCGGGTTCGGGTACCATTACCGGCGTACTCAACAACGGTTCAAACGTTAACGTCTATCCGTTCATCATCTTCGGTGAAGAGGCTTACGGCGTTACCCCGCTTAAGGGTATGGACTCCGCCGCGATCGCGGTAATGAATCCCAAGATGGGTGCCAGCTACGAGGATCCGCTAGGTCAGCGTGGTTTCGTTTCATGGAAGATGTGGTTCTCGGCTGTACGTCTAAACGAGCAGTGGATGGCTCGTCTTGAGACTGCGGTTGGTGCCCTCTAATCTCACTAGTTAAGGAGAAGTAAACTATGTCTTTCCGTTCACCTGCCCACGTCGGTGGAGTTCGTCACCGCGCTCTTGCTGAGGCTCCGTTCGAGATCAGCGCAACTATCGACCTACCTGCTGGTCGCGGTCTCGTAACTTCTGACCGTCTCCGCTTCTTCCAGATCGGAGCTGGTTATCAAGTAGCCGAGCTAACCATCAGCACTGATGACCTCGATGCCAACGGTACTCCCACCATCACCCTAAACGCCGGCTTTGAATCACACAATACCGGTGCGCAGGCTTCCAACCTAACCGCGTTCGCTTCGGCGTCAACGGTTGGTCAGGCTGGCGGTACCGCTCGCTTCGAGCCTACGGCGGCGGCTCCGGTAGCTAACTACACTGTAACGCTCTCGCCTCAGGTAGGTGCTGCTACTGCTCCTGCTGGCGCTACGCGAATTACGGTTACGGCTGTCGTCGTACCTGCCCGCGCTAACGCGATCCCGTCGCTAGGTAACGCTAACGGCGCTGCTTACGACCACGGTCGTCCTAACCCCACCGTCTAATTGACGATGGACTGGAGGGGGAGGGAAACCTCCCCTTCTAGCTTTACCAGTCAGTGGTGTAATGGCAACATGCGGGACTCCAAATCCCTGCGATCTGAGTTCGAGTCTTAGCTGGCTGGCCACCTATCTAATGTAGAGGAGATCTACCGTCATGAGTAATGACCACGCAGAATACACTAATGATCTAGACAACCTTCCGATTGGCGAGCTTCGTAAGAAGGCCGGCATCTACCGCGTGCCGCTAGCGCGCGACATGACCAAGGAAGATATCATCAACGCCATTCGAGCCAAGATGGCCGAAGGCAAGTACGCTCTAGAGGCGTATGGTGATGCTCCCAAGCCCGGCTACGCTCGCATCGAAGTACACCTAGATCCCAATCCGACTTCCTCGAATCGCCCAGTCTACGTCTGTGTCAACGGCTATGCGGTTCTGATTCCACGAGGCATCAAGGTAGACGTTCCGATCAAGATCGTCGAAGCACTCAACAACGCTAAGTCAAAGCGTCTCCGCGAGAACGCCTCAGTCCCGCCCAACAACCCAGCTCGTTTCTACTTTGAAGAGGTGTCGAACTATCCGTTCAGTGTCCACGGCATGACACCCGGCCCGGATCCTCGCGGAGAAAACGAGAAGGTAAAAGCTGCAGTACACCTACCGCGTAAGAAGTTTCATGAGAAGTTCGGCTACTGGCCGAGAGAGGATGAACTCAAGGAAGCTCTACGCGATGGTCGTCTTGTAATCGAATACGTTAAGTAATCTTAGGTAGGAGGGTTTAGTGGACTTTATCGAGCTAGTAAACGAGACGATCTCGGAATCAGGGGCTACCCTATCAGAGCTGGACTCGGTAGAGTTTGCTAACCCCTCCGATCCTATGCACCGTCGCTTTAAGATGTGGGTAGCTAGATCTTGGAAGGAGCTACAGCTAAGCCGAGAGCGATGGAGCTTCATGTCTAAGCGCGGGTACGGAGTAATCCTCCCGCGTATCTACGTCAAGAACGGCAGCCTCCCGAGCGAACCTACGCCGGGAGAGCTGTTTGAAGGCAAGATCAACTCCTCAACTTTTACAGTTGTAAAGGTTACGACTTTGAGTGGTAGCTGGGCTGCTGGCACCGCCGAAGCTTTCATTGATATCGACAATCTAGTAGGCGAGTACGGACTAGGAGAAGTGTTCAACAGAGTCACAGATGGCGCACAGGACTGCTTCATGATTGGAGGCAGAGCGCGCTGGGACTTCTCCGAGTTCGCCCCGGACCTAGACGATCTAGACTACAACTCAGTGTATCTAGGCTACGTAGATTCTACGCCAGCAGAGTACATGGACGGTCTGGACTTCGTTGAGTGGAATCTCTGGAACAACTACTATGAGGCTGACGTAGGCAACCTAAGCAAGCCAGCTCAGATTACCGAAACCCCGGACCGACTGACTGACCTGTACCCTAGCCCAGAAAAGCCCTACCGCATCTACTTCAACTACGATCGCGGTCCGCAAGAGCTAGTGCTGGCAGGAGACGTACCAGACATGCCGGAGGAGTTTCACACGATGATTATGTGGGGCGCAGTGCTCCACTACGCTGAGTACGATCAGAACAACGCGCTAGCCGCAAGAGCCGCTAGGCAGTACCGCAAGTACAAGATCAGACTGGAGAACAAGTGTCTACCTAAGCTAGGCTGGGCACCAAGTCCATACAACAGAGGTTAAGTCCAATGAGCTACACGAACGATGTAATTCCTCTAGCCTACGGACTCGACCTAGTAGAACCCAAGCCGCTAGCTGCCTCCGGGTCGCTGGCGGTTTGTCGTAACTACGAGATTACGGACAAGGCTGGCCTACGCCGTATCGACGGATTCGAGCGCTTCGACGGTAGACTAGGCGGAGAGTGTGATAAGTACTGGCAGGTATCAGTAAGCTCGCCTGTAGGATCAGCAAGCCTAGGCGATGTACTAGCCGTAGATACGTTTGGTGCTATCGGTACCACTACCGGCATCCCTAGCAATCAGCTAGGTGTATTCGTACTAGGAGTGGTAGTACAGGTAGTCAACTCTACTAGCTACATCGTAGCTGTCATTAACGAAGACCTATTCCCTGTAGTAAGGGACGAGGATAGCTATGTCACGTCTCTAGCTACCGGCGTCGATCGCCGCCTGTTCCGCCTAAACAAGAGTACTAAGACTCTAGTCGAGCTAGGCAATCTATCCTTGGTCCGAGACCTGAGGTTCTTTGCCACGTCTCCACAGGATCAGTACACCAAGGCGCTGAGCTACATGACTTACCTACGCTCGACGGTAAGCAGCCTGCCGGGTCCTGCCGTAATGACCTATCGCCACAAGGGCATCAACTACGCCGCTGCCGGAGCTAACACTCTGGAGCTTCGTGGCTCGTCAGCGGGTGCTATCGTAGTGTCGTCTGTACCAAATACTGTAGTAGGCAACTCATTCAACGGAGCTACTGCGCGCGTTCTAGGCTACGAGGTAATCACGATCTCGGGAGAGGATCGCGTAGTAATTTCCTACGAGGATCTTAATACCGGTTCGTGGGATCTAGCCGCTGCTGCTGCGGGTACTACTATCACCGGACTCACTGCCACTATCGGCGGTGTTTCGCTAGGTGGCGGTCTATCGCTGGTCATCTTCGGCAAGGGCTATAGCCCGGACAAAGCCGTGATGTTTACCTGCGGCGCTGAGCAGGCTGAGTCTGTGTCAGACTACTTCGCTTCGATTCACGGCGGATGGAAGTTCTTTAACACCGGATGGGCGTTCTCGTTTGATACGGGCAACAGCCATGTGTCTGGTCAGGACGAGATTCCTAAGTACGAGCGCGGCCTAAGTATCCCTACTCCCGGCACATTCCAGTACTGGATCTCTGATGGTACTAACACCTTCACTGTAGACCTGAACACCTACAAGGTGGCTAGTGGTGCCTTCTCGGCAGGTAACGCCGTAGGCACGATGCAGGTAACTAAGGTAGTAAGGGTTGCTGGCACTGCACCGATGTTCACCGTCGGCTACAGCGTGTACAACTCAGCCACTCTGACTACTCCGAACCGAGTAGCCGTCATCACGTCTGCGCCTAGCTACAACTTCCTACCCGGCATCTCGGCTCTTCAGAGAGCTTCTAGCCGCTACGTAGCCAGCGACTACAACTACTATGGCCTAGAGGATCTGGACGCCGTATACGTCGCTACAGGGGCTTCTAAGGCATTCTATTTTAACCGTGAGCGTCTGATCTTCATTAACGACAGTACCCCTGACACTGAGTATCCGCGTCATACGGACAGGATCGCTAACTCGCTAGCCCTAGGCTACGCCGATGGCATGGTCCGTATCTCCGTAACTGGAGAGCCGTGGAATTACTCAGGTCTCGACGGTGCTGCCGAGTTTGCTATGGGCTATCCGGTACGCGGACTGCTGTCTATGCCGGGTGATACTCTCGGCGTATTCTGTTCAAACGGAGTGTTCGCTATTCAAGGCAGCGTACCTGATAACTTCTTGAAGAGAGTCATCCTGCCCAAGACTGGAGCTGTAGAGTACACGGCTGTATCGCTAGGTGACATCGTGTTCTGCTCACACTCAGGCGTAGTAGCTCTCAGCCAGTCAGACAAGTACGGTGACTTCGTAGGCATTCCTATCTCGTACAAGCTGTCCCCCATCATTCGTCCCAAGACGTCAGCTAACGGTGCCATTGTCTGTGCGATTCCTATCCGCACCAAGAACCAGTATAAGATCTTCTCGGCTGACGGAGACATCTTCACGTTCACCTTTAACGAGGGACGTCCGGTTCAAGGAACGACGCAGACGCTGTACCTAGGTCTCGAAAACTTTACAGATGTAAACGGTAAGGAGTTCGTGCCGCTAGCTTTGTCGTCTGTCCTAGACCACGACGGAATCGAGACAGTACTAGCGTCGCATTATTCCCCTACTAGCCGTGTAGCTTCCAACTATCTGTACAGGCTAGACTCAGGCTGGGGCTTTGACGGCAAGGCTATCAAGGCTGAGTTCGACGTCAACTGGTACTTTGCTGGTAATCCGTTTGGGTACAAGGTAATGCGTAAGGTACGAGTAGATGGTGTAAGCCGTGGACTAGCTTCGCTCAGAATCACTACGGCTAAGGACTACGAGAACGAATACCAGTCTACGTTGATCAACGCTTCTATCCCAGATCGCCAGGACTTCATCAAGCAGGGTGATACGCCCTACACCAACATGGCTAACGTAGCTGAACGTGGTCTAAACGTATCTATCAAGGTACTGCACGAGCCCAGCATCAACGCTCCGGAACCTTCGCACACACTTCAGACTCTATTCATCCAGTTCACTCCGACCAAGGTAGATGCTTAAGGAGCCCCTATAATGACCAGTACTGTACCATCAACTCAGCAGCTAGGAATGCAACTGATCGGAGAAATGCCTCAGATCAGGACTAACGTAGGCCCCGGCTTCCAGCCCGTAAACGTGGCAGCCCCGGCACAGGCCGGCAACATCGATGTTAACCGAGAGATCTCGGGGACCAAGGCCCTAACCAAGCCTATGGACTATCAGTTCGCAGAAGACCGTCTAACCAATATGGTCAACTCGAACAGTCGCTTCATGACGGAAGCTAAGCGTTCAGGTCTAGAGCAAGCCGCTACTCGTGGAGCTGGTAACAGTTCTATTGCTGCGGGTGCTGCTATGCGTGAGGCTATGAGAGCTGCTGCGCCTATCGCTCAGCAGGATGCAGGCTTTACGCAGACCGAGTATGGACGTGGCATGGCTGCCCAGTACGAGGATGACCTAGCCGGTAACTCGCTGATTCGTGATCTAGACAAGACCCTGTTCACTCTACGTGGCCAGAACGCTATGTCTCAGAACGATCTGATGCGTAACATCGCTATGGCCAATGCTCAGGCTGGTATCTCAGATTCGACAGAGCGTGCTCGCATGGCTCGCCAGAATGAGATGGCTAACGCGGACGTTATGCGCGAAGCTATCCGCACACAGACGGACTTCCAGTTCCGCAATCAGATGGCCGAGAATGATACGTTCCGTACCAACTGGCTACAGGAACAGTCTAGCTTCCGAGATATGATCAGCCAGACTTACACGTCTGAGCTAGGACTAAACGCTGCTATGCTAGACCGCCTAGGTCAGGCTTTCGTAGACGATCCTGAAGTGTTTAACCCGCAGGTAGTTAATGGTATGCTCAACTTCTTCCGTGGTCAGGCTAGCGGTATCATCAATCAGACCCTATCCAACATCATCGGAGACCGCATCGGTGCTACCCAGCCTGTCCCAGCACCTCGCGCGCCTAGCGGCACTGAGCAGCCCGGTGTAGTTAGAGACCCCGGTACCTAAGGAGTAAGATATGTCACTGTTTGGTAATATTCTAGGAAGTATCGGATCTGCTATTCTCGGCAGATCTCAGCAGCGTTCTGCGGATCGTGCGGCTAGGGAGATGTCCGAGCGAGAGATCGCGTTTGAGCGAGAGGCTATCGGCCTACGCGCTAACGAAGATCGTCGTACCGCTAAGGAAGCCGCCTTGCTGCAGGAGTGGATGAGACAGAACAAGCGCGGCGAAAGAGTACGTGGAGCCAAGAACTTTACTGGGTTTGCTGGGTCAGAGTTCAGGAACTATACACCTGCCGCGTCTGCTAATGGCAGGCAGGTAACGCCTGACGAGTTCATCAGCTCAGGCGGATTGCTAGCGTCACTGGCAAATCCTCCGACTCCTGCCGCTACCTTAGCTACTCCCACACCTGCTAGCGGTGGCCTGATCGGCAACCTAACCAACGCCCTGTTTCCGAGGACTCCATAATGGATGATAAGTACGCAGAAGGTGAAGATGACGGCATCGAGATGGACCTAGACATTCTTGTCGGCCTATCCCTTAAGGTCATCAACAGCCCAGAAGGTGCGCAGGCGCTAGTCGCTGCCGCCAAGAACACCAAGACCCCGGCTAAGGGCGCTGGCCAGTTCATCATCATGCTGATCGAGAACGTCAGTAAGGCTCTAGAGGATAGTGGTATCGATGTAGATCCTGCCGCTTGGATGGCCTCCGATGGTGCAGTAGCTACTGTCACTGACGATATCATCGACGTCCTCTTAGAAGGCGGAGTCGAGATCGATCCTAACACATTCGCAGAAGAGCTGTATTTTGTAGTAGCGGATATGGTTAAGGGTATTGCTCAGGCTGAAGAGGCGCAGTCCGCTAGCCCTACGGCTGGTGCTAGTCCGATTGCTAACGCTCCCCTACTAGGATAAGGAGGTATCTATGTCACTACTAGAAGCTATCCTAGGCGGAGCTATGCAGGGTGCTGGAAGAAGTATGGTCGAGGAAGACCAGCGCAAGAAGGACTACATGGATGAGAAGCGCCGCAACGCTAGAGAGGACGAGCTAGAGGCACGCCGAGCTAAGCGTGCTCTGGCTGAGCAGCTACGCCAAGAACAGCGCGAAGACAAGCAGTATGCTCGCCGTCGTGCAGACCAGACTGCTGACCGAGATCTAGAGTGGAAGCGCGGTGAGCCAGAGCGCCAGACCAATCAGCGCTACATGGACTGGATGATGAGTCAGCCTCGCGGAGGCAGTGGCGGTGGTGGTGGATCCAGCCGACCAGTGTCTGTGACTAGCGAAGGACTACTAGCCAAGATGGGATTCCAGAGCAAGGACGAGCTGTACAAGTCAGGTGACGAGCAGGCTATTACCGCCTACGAAAGCCTCCTCGGTACCAAGCTAGCTCCGGAAGAGCTGGACGACCTGAACAATCGGCTAAGTGGTCTGGCGTCTAGACGTCGCGGTGCTCAGAGTATTCTGTCCAGCCAAGATGACGGCATGATTTACTTCGACACTGGATCACCTAACCAAGTACGTAACTCGGATGTAATGAGGCAGGCTGCCCTGCAGTCACGCCAGCCACCAACTCGATAAGGAACCTACCTTAGTATGGCACTTACCTCGTATCAGCGCAGACTAATCTCTCTAGGTCTAGCCACTCCAGAAGAGTTCGGCGTAGAGAGTAGCGCCGTAGCTCCGCTATCTATCAACGAGTTTCTAGTAGACCCTACCCCGCGCCTGCCTATTGCAGCTAAGCCTAAGGAAGATATGGGATTGCTGGAGATGGCTGGGCTAATCCCTGAAGCTGCTATTCAGGGTAGACGTGCTGCCGATACGACTGCTGCGGAACTAGAGAGAGCGCTAGCTGGCTCAGGCAGGGATATAGTAGCTACTGGCAACGTACGTAATCCGCTAAATATTATCGGAGCCTTATACGACGCAGCTACGACTGAGGCAACACTAGGTGAAGCCTTTGGTGATAGACTGACGTCGGATCGCGAGGAGTTGGCTCAGGCTCGGTTAGAGCAGAACGAAGCTCGGCAGAGAGTAGAAGCTCTCGGTGAACGCAGTACAACGCTACGTACCGTAGCGGACGCGGCTGGCTCGGCACCAGAGAGCGTGGGCTCGATGGTCGGCGGTATTGCTGGCGGCGCGCTCGGTACGTTAGCTAAGCCGGGCGGTGGTACTGCTGTTGGCGGCGTCATCGGATCAATGGTCGGCTCTATCCCGATGGTACGCAAGGCGTTCTACGCATCATGGGACGAGGCTTATCAAGCTGCCCGTCAGGCTGGAATGTCAGAACAAGAGGCATCGTCTCTAGCAGACGAGCAGGCGTTCGAGCAAGCTTCCGTTGAGTTCGGCGTCGAAGCCGTTACCGGTGCTATCCCCGGCATCAAGATTGGCGGAGGACTGCTAAAGCGTACTGCGCTTAATGCTCTAGGACGTACAACTGTAGAGGCTGGATCCGAGGCTGTTACTCCGTATGCCCAGAATGCTGTGCGTGCCGGCTCTGCAGCTATCGAAGGAGACGAGAGAGAGGCTGGCGTAATTGCTGGCATGGTCAAGAACTGGGATAGTCCAGAGCTACGAGAAGAGGCAGTACGTGGCTTTCTAGCTGGCGGTCTAGCCTCAGGCGCTCTGATTACTCCGGTAACTGCTGCCGAGCAGGCTGCTCAGATTCGCTCAGAGCAGGCACTACAGGCAAAGAAAGATGACCTACGTAATGAAGCTGCTGACGCTTTCCAGACTGCGCGTACTGATCGTCTTCGTCAGGAGGCTGAGCTTACTCGCGCTACGGAAGCACTTAAGCAGCAGGAGCTAGTCCGCTTCGCGGCTAAGAATGAGAACAACGCCCGCATCGCTTCCGCGTTCCAGACTGGCAAGGCAGAGCAGCTAGACCTCTTCGGAGGAGATCCAGAGCTAGCCGATGGCGTCGGTGGTGTGATGGAGGCTGAGTCACGCCTAGCGTCAGAGCGTAGTGTTCAGACTGCTCAGCAAGAAGCTGGCGTACGTGAGCGTCGTGCTCAGCGTGACGCTATCGATCGTGAGATTACTACTACGGCTGCTAACGAGCCGGGTAACATCATGGCTAACGCTTTTGCGGCTGCTAACCGTGATCGTAGTATTGCTAATGCGGTAGACCTTCCGGCTCCTGCTGCTCCGCAGGCTCCGCCTGTAACTCCTGAACCAGAACAGCTATCTCTGCCGATGGTAGACAATCAAGTACGGGATATCGACGAAGCTCGCAAGGCTGTAGCCGCTAAGCAGGCCAGACAGCAGGCCGGTAAGCAGAGTGCCGTAACTAGACAGGCCGAAGTATCGCGCAAAGAGATGCGCGACTTTGCCGTGCGCTATCTAGAGCAGAACCCTAACGCTACCGATGATGACGTGCTAGTAGCCCAGAGAGACTGGCGTGCTGGCGAGATTGCTCGCAGGACTGCGGCTGTCCAGCCAGTAGCTACCCCGGCTCCCGTAGTCTCTAAGCCAGTTAAGCCTGCAGCACCCAAGGTACCTAAGGTAGCAGACGAGGACGGTAACGCTCCTGCTGTATCGTACGACGATGTACTAGCTCGCCTAGCTAAGCCTACTGACACTCCTGCTGTTACTGAGAAAGTAGCTAAGGTAGTGCCGGAGAAAGCTGCTATCACTGTGGAAGGTGATACCGAAGAGTTTGACGTGGCTAGGATCAAGGAGCCTGACGTACGCGAAACGGCTAAGCGTAATCCTAACCTACGTAACTTCCTCAAGGGTACCGTAGTAGAGCCGGTTATGTATCACGTTACCAGCAAGACTGCTGACATTCGTAACTGGGTAGCTGCTCGTGGACAGATTGGCCCACACCTTAGCACTAACTTTGAGGTAGGTACCAAGGCTGCTCGTGGTAGCAACCAAGACAAAAAGACTCTACGCATGGCTGTCAACATCAAGAAGCCGCTGCGTCTACAGGACTACGGTAACTGGGGTATCGAGGATGTAGGTCCCCAGCTACGCGACATGAACCTAGTAACTCCGGAACGTCTAGCTCAGGCTGAGGCGGAGGTTGCTGCTATCCGCGAAGAGTACGAATCCCTAGACTTCAGCACACCGTTTTCCGAGAACAGGATGATGGAGCTAGAGGCTAAGGAGAATGAAGTAGTACGCGAGCTGATCCGCGAGACTGGGCACGATGGCGTTATGTACGTCAATCGTTTCGAGATCCCCGGACTAGATGACACTGAGAAGCAGTCACGCCTAACAGCGCGCGGTAAGCCTCGCGGTGCTGATCTAGTTATGCCTGACGCTGAGTTCGCTGACATCTTCCCTGAGGTGGATGTGTCTGTCATGGCTCTAGACTCTAACCAAGTCAAGAACATCGACGAGAACACTGGGGAGTTTAACCCGGCTAACTCTGACGTTAAGGCTGCTGTAACTACAGGAGAGATTGCCGAGACGTACGGAGAAGATGCTGCTAACCTAATAGACGACTACAACAATGCTCGCGGTCCTAAGCAACGAGTACAGGCTCTATTCGATTACCTAGAGGTAGCGTCGCGTACTGGTCGCGAGAACGCGATCGTTCGTACTCTACTGCCGATCATGAAGAAGTATCAGGGTCTAGTACCTGACATTCAGATCGACACGGCTAAGAAGTACGTTAAGACTCAGAGCGGACTAGAGACGCTAGGTTATTACAACCCGAACAACGGTAAGCTGCGCTTTGGTATGGGCGGCATTACTCCACGCATCGTAGCTCACGAAATCCTACACGCTCTTACTTGGGTAAGACTTCGTGACAAGGCTGCGGTCAAGACGGACAAGCAGCTAGCTGCCGCTGTTGCTCAGATCAGCGAGGTACGTAACAGCTTCCAGCAGTGGTACGATACCAAGGGTAAGCAGGAGCTAAAGCGTAATCCAGACTCCCCGCTCAGCAGAATCATCTCTCCGCGTAACGGCGGCTTGGTGGATCAGGCTGGTAAGGTAGACGTGGATGAGATCGTAACCTACGGTCTAACGGACAAGAACATTCAGGATGTACTACGTAGCCTGCCGGCCCGTGGTACGCTCGGCAACGTCTACCGTAAGCTAGTCAACCTAGTCCGCAATGCTCTAGGCATGGCTGACTCTAAGAAGAACATGGACGCGCTTGAGTCGCTACTTGAAGCTACGGCTACGGCTATTGATACCACTACTACGGACAATCGTAGCGAAGTGCTGGCTGATTTTTCTGATTCTACCGTAGACGAAGTAGCTACGCAGGCTAGAGAAGTAGCGGCTGCCGCGACTGGCGGACTAGATAAGACTACCCTGATGGATAGGCTGTCTGTATCTACCAACGCTCTTGAGCGTGCTCAGGAAGTTATGCAGGGCAAGCGCGATCCTAGCTCGCTTAAGGCTAAGGTTGCTGACTTCTTCCTGCCTAAGAATGCGGGAGTAGAGTCTCTGCGTCAGGCTATCGAGACGGCTAAGGGACGCGAGGTAGCGCTAGAGTATATCATCTTAGGTCAGACTGCCGACGAACAGATCATCGCTAACAACGAAGAGCTAGCTAAGACTCTCATCAAGCCGGGCATCTCTCCGGAGGACTACGCAAAGGCTGAGGCTAAGATCAAGCAGGAGAACCCAGAGCTGTTTGGCGCTCTAGTCAACATGCGCGAAGAGTTCAAGAAGAACAGCCTACAGATCGTAAAGGAGCTGTACGAGTCTTCACGCGTAGAGAACGGTGAGTTCAAGCCTAGCCCTGCGGTAGTACGACAGATCAACGCTATCATGGCTAACCTAGATAACTACTGGACTACGGCCTATCAGGTACACAACCCCAAGGAGCGTAAGCAGTGGCAAGAGCTGGTCCGTGGTACCGACAAGGGTAAGCAGATCCTACAGGATGCTACGGAATTCCTACGCAACGACCTGACTAACTTCGAGCTGGACAAGCTTGAGAAGATGCCGCGTGCTCGCCTTGAGCGCATTCACGCTGCTTGGATCGGAGAGGCTGGAGTTAGCACTCTCAAGAAGGATGAGCTAGTATCAGCTCTTCGCTCCTTCTTCGCAGGGTCTGATCCGCGCAACTCTGAGGCTGCAGAAGCTACCGTCACTACGGCTATTCAGGATCTACTACGTGAGACCCGTGGTGTAGACAGGCTTACCAAGTACTTCTCACAGAACCGTGTAGGACTCGGCGTGCTCAAGGAGCGTGTCGATGTGCCTGCTCCTATCGCTGCGCTGATGGGCAAGATCGAAGATCCTCTCACGGTAATCTATAACACCCAGCTAGCTCAGGGCCTACTGCTTGAGCAGCTACGCTTTGCGCGTCAGCTAAAGCAGGACTACACTGGCAAGTACTTCTTCAATTCCAAGAGCGACGCTACTGCCGCTGGGGTTACGAACGCTACCGAGCTACGCGGTCCGTCAATGGGCGCACTGAATGGAATGTGGACTTCGCCCGAAGCTGCGCAGATGTTTGCCAACGACTCTGAGACTAGACATCCTCTAGTCGAGTTGATGTCGAACACTCTCGGCAAGTACGCCAGCGTCTTCAAGTTTACCAACCTCGTACTCAATCCGCTACTGATGCTCTACAACGGCGTCGGTTCTTTCAGCATGGCTATGGCTAACGGCGTAGGTCCTTCTTACATGAGTAAGATTATCCCCGCTGTAATCGGTACTACGGCTGCTAACCTAGAGGCACTCAAGACTGGTAAGTTTAACCAGCAGACGTACGACATGTACCGCAACATGCTGGCCGATACTCCGATTGCGGAGGCTATGCGTCGTCGTCCGCTAGAGCAGGCGGTAGAAAACCTACGCTCGGCTGGCGCTATGCCGGATAGCTCAACGTGGGAGCGCGTGAGCAAGACTGCCGGTGATAGCTATAGTGCCCTGTGGACTATCTACTCGGGTATGGACCTAGGCGCTAAGCTAGTAGTGTACTACAAGCAGCTAGATGTTCTTACTGAAGTAAACGATAACCTGCCGCAGGAGCTACGCCTAACGGAAGACCAGCTATCAGAACGTGCCGCTGCGCGTACTCGTCAGACTACGTTCTCGTACGAGCTGGCTGCTTCTCTAGTCCGTGACCTAGATCGTACCGGTATCTTTGTATTCGCTACCTACCAGTACGAGACGTTCCGCTCGCTGCTAATGTCGGGCTACAGAGCTGCTGACGATATCCGCCTAGCTGATACTCTGGCTAACGAGGGTCACACTGCTGCGGCTAACGTTCTCCGGGGGCACGCTGCTGGACGTAGCATCGGTATCGCTGCTGCCATGAGCAATCAGTACCTAGCCAACAAGCTAGCTCTAGCCGCGTTCATGGGCTTTGCCTCAATGATCGGCTACGGTCTAGATGAAGGAGACGAGGAGGAGCGTAAGAAGGTAGAAGACGCCTACCGTATGTCCAACAGTTTCGTCATGAACAAGGACGTACGTGTAGTAGGTAAGGCTCCTGATGGTTCATACCTGATGGTAGACGTAGGCCGAGTAACGGATCCCTACGGTCCGATGACGGAGCTTATGGGTGCGATCGGGTCTGGTGATACTGAGCGCATTGCCGCGGCTACTGCTGCTCTAGTCTCGCTCAATCCGCTACTCAAGGATTCGGCCAAGATGATTACCGGTCAGAGCCGTGTGCCTACTGCTATCCGCAACGATCCAGAAGCGGACGCGGGCTATAAGGCTGCCGGACTGAACGACAACTTCATCAACTTTGCTGCTGGCTCGTTCTTGACTGCGAGCGGTATGCTCAAGCAGCCGATCGTCGAAGCGTCTAAGTTTACCGGCCTACTAGAGGAAGTGGATGTAGTGCCGGAGGAGGCTGTCGTAGAGCACTGGGCTGTAGAGATGGCTACTAACAATCTCATTAAGATGCAGAGATTCGACCCACTTAAGAGTATCAATCTCCTACAGCAGCAGGATCTACGTACTGCTAAGCGCGACCTTAACGACGTGGTAGCTGCGTCAGCTACGCTGGATATGGATAACATTCGTAGCCAGTACCTAGACGTACGCTCTCAGGAAGTCGAGGGACTCAAGGAGTACGTAGCTCTGGCCGAGATCGCTAGGATTTCTGGCAAGACTCCGGAGGAGATCGCTGCTGCTCTAAAGGAAACTAGCCTATCACGCGGGCAGCAGACCTATGTCCTCAGCCCGAGAGCTGTAAACTTTAGCTCGTCCGTGTTGTCTGAATCTACCATTAAGCAGCTAGAACAGGACGAGATGGCGAAGGCAGATACCCACCAGCGCCGTGTCCAGATTGCTAACAAATACCGAGAGCTTCGCCGCGAGCTTAACAAGATCGACAGGGAGAACCGTTAATCATGCTACCACAGTTCAACAACCAGAACACGCCGGTTACTCCTAACAACGGCAATCCGAATACCATCTACAACAAGCCTCGCGCTACTGAGTATTCTGGGTACATTACTCCTGTAGGCTACCTTCCGGGTGAGGAGGCGCTAGATCCGGTGTATGAGCCTACTGCTAGCGTTCAGCCTACGTTCGCTCCCATGGACAAGAATCCTAGAAGTGCTGGTCCGGTCGTGCCTGAGACCATGCTACCTAACTACGGCATGCTACAGCCTCAGCAGGAGGTTAAGCCTGTACGCGGTTCTGACGATAACTACCGTGGCCCTATGCCTAGCGACGCTGTTCCTATGCCTAAGCCACGTCCCATTTCCGTAGGGGATAGTGGCCCTGTAGCGCCTGTAATCAGCGGTCCGAGTATTCCGGGAAGCCCGTCAACGGCTACTCCCGTAGTCACGCCAGAGTCGGTAAGTGCTCCTGACAATCGTACCACTATGGGTCAGTGGCTACCGCGTTTCGCTATCGATCCGTCCGTACTAGGTACGCAGTTCGGGTCTAGTGGTAACTCCTCACTAGACTACTGGAGACAGCGCTTAGGGCAGATCAGGTCAGGGGGCACGCAGCCGCAGGATCCCGGAACTACACCCGGTCCTGGTACAGGCGGCGGAGCTACAGGTCCTATTGCTCAGCCTAACCAGCCGGCTGATCCTATCACTCCGGTCATCCGTCCGCCTAATGACTCAGCCACACCGGGCATCATCGGCGTAGATCCTCAGTTCAACACCGGGCAGTTTGGCCTAGGTGCTGGTCTAGGTCTAGCTAACTTTAGTACTGTAGCCTCTGCTATCTTCCCGAACGATCCGTCACGTTCCAGACAGGCGGCTGATACTCTAGCGCGTACGTATCCTCTGATGGACGCAGCTCAGCGCGCAGAGGTAGAGGAGTTGGACAATCCGAGCACTCCTCCGGAACGTCGTCGTAGTATCCTACAGCGCGTGGGCGACTTCCTCAAGAGAGAGTGGGAGAAGGAAAAGGCGAACTGGTCAGAGAATCCTATGAGAGAACTTATCAACACCTTTGTTCCGGGTGTAGGTACAGCTATCCAAGCTGGCGTAGATATCTTCCGCCCTGACGTAGATCCTATGATCCGCGAAGGCATGGTTACTGTAGGAAGAACTACACAGACCAACACCGGAGACCGTTCAGCAGAGCGCGCTAGCCCGAGGTAACTACTAGTATGAGCACTGAAGACCTGTACAAGGTAGTTCGCTCTGGCAACCCTGACGTTGAGCGAACGCAGCTAAACAAGATCCTTGCCCGCCTAGCAGAGCTAGCAGCTCAGGGCGGGAGCGGAGGCACTAGTCTGGATATTGATGGTGGCGATGCGTTCACGACGTTTTCTGATACAAGTCCTGTGATCGACGGAGGAGGAGCTTAACATGGCAACCAAGTTCCGCCTCAGGCGAGATACTGTGGCTAACTGGACTTCTGCTAATCCAGTGCTGATGGACGGAGAGATTGCCATTGAGATGGGATCTCCTCGTAAGTGGAAGGTAGGCGACGGTGTTACTGCGTGGAACAGTCTGCCGTATGGATTTGCAGGAGACCCCGGGCCTACCGGGCCTGCCGGTCCGACAGGAGCTACCGGTCCGCAAGGACCTCAGGGCGTCGCTGGTCCAGCGGGACCTACTGGAGCTACGGGTCCAGCGGGAGCTACGGGAGCGCAAGGTCCTCAAGGTGTAGCGGGTCCTACAGGTCCTCAGGGACCACAAGGCTTAACCGGGCCAGAGGGTCCGCAAGGTCCGCAGGGAATCCAAGGTCCCCCGGGCGAAGGCGGTGGTACCACTATTCTCAAGGGACAAGTTACTCTGACGCTAGGTAATGGCAAAGGAACCCTAGCGCACACCCAGACGTTCTCAGCTACCGGCGTCACTAGCTCTATGCACGTAGACGTAAGACTAGCGGGAGTAGGTTCTACCGAAGAGAACGAACCAGAGCTACTAGATCTTGTGTCACTGTGGGCAGTACCATCAACAGATTCAATTGAAGTAGGCGTAACGTTTTCAACCCTAACCTCCGGCCCTGTGCTGGTTAACTGGAGCGCATTCTAATGGCAAAGCTATCAACTAACAGAAAGCTGGGAACCCAGCATCCTAGAGAGAACTTCCTAGTTACTGGATCTCTTGCATCAGTCAACGCAGAACTACTACTGGACGTAGATGGATGCTCTACTTTCACTCTCGATACTCGCGGTACTTTCGTAGGTACAGTAGTACTTGAGGGTACTATTGATGGTACTAACTGGCAGGCAATCCCGGTAAAGCCTATGAACGCGGCGTCCGTGCTGCTTCAGCTAAACGTAACCACTGCTGGTACATTCATGGGAGAGTGCGTAGGCTTTGATCGTGTTCGCGTACGTATGACTGCATACACTTCAGGCGCTGCTATCACTACGCTGCTAGCTGTCAATGGCATCCTACCTACTGTTCTCGACTCTCGCCTAACCGCAAGCGTAGGTACTTCAGTAGGCGCTGCCGGCGCTGCAGTCACTCTGACCCTAGCTTCTCCGGGAGCAGGCTTGCGCCACTACCTAACGTATCTGTCTGTCAATAGGTTCGCTACCGCAGCTCTTACCGCTGCTGCCACTCCTGTGACTATCACGACTACCAATCTTCCCGGCTCCCTAGCATTCTCGTTCCCTGCTGAAGCGGCGCTACAAGGTACCATTGATCGCTGGCGTGAGGACTTTGCTTTCCCGATCGCAGCCTCGGCTCAGAACACGGCTACTACTATCGTGTGTCCTGCAACTACCGGCGTGATCTGGCGCGCAACTGCTGGCTTCTACGTGGCTCCATAACTATGACGTGGGATACTAGACCTAAGAGCCAGAAGAAGGGCGATGCGCTCAGTCAACTGCTGAATGCTTGGTTCTTTAATGGCAACCCTGACGAGTCGCTGTCGGGCCGTAGCTACTTCGAGACGGAGATAGCCTACAAAGAAGGACGCCCAGTGCGTACTGTCTGGAGAGTAGTTCGCTTCCTAGCGGAAGTCCTGTTCTACTACCGAGATCGCGGGGATCACACCCGCCTAGCGTTTATCGAAGACATCGAGCGGGCAGGAGTAAGATACGAAGCCACGTTTAAGTACATCAACTACGTGTAAAAAGGGAGCGTCAAGCAATGTCTATTGGACTATCAGAGGAGAAGACCTTATACCTACTAACTGAACAGTTTAGCAATCTACGCCAAGAGCTAGCTCACGCCCGAGACTCTTACGCCGACTTGCTAGAAAAGGTTAGTGCTCAGTCAGTACTGCTAGCGTCGCTGGCTGAGAGAATCGACGCTAACAATCGTCTACTAGACGAGCGTAAGAAGACCGATCACAGTAGGATCAAGGATCTAGAGGACGACTGCACTAAGCTGTACGATAGGGTCGAGAGTCTAGAGAGATTCAGATGGAAGGCTGCAGGTGCTCTGACTGTCCTAGTCGTAATGTGGGAAGTACTACGAGATAAGATCGGACTATAAATGGATATCAACATTCTAGTTACCCACCCGTTCCTAATGCTATGGGCAGGACAGTTTCTCCACATCCTGAAGAAGGTGAAGGAACTAGAAGAACGTAACCCTAGGATCACAATTAGGAAGTACGTTAAGCGTCACTCTTATGGAGTTATGTTCTCCCTGATCGGCGGCTTGGTAGCATATGCCATGCTATTTGAGATGGGAGAACTCTCCGCTGTTTCTGCTTTCATGGCTGGCTACATGTCAGACAGCCTAATCGACGCGGCTGCTAGCCGTGTCAAGCGCAAGGTATCTGGCGATGCTGGGTACTACGACTACGAGGATACTCCTTATGATCCAAGACCTAGTAATCCCCCCGTCCGTGACGAAGACCTTTAAGCTGATTGGCTACGGCCTAGTCCTAGCCCTGCTAATCGGAACGCACACGGCGGTATACATGAAGGGAAGAGCTGACGTAGAAGAGAAGTACGCCAGCGAAACTATCGAACAGTTAGAGGAAGACATCACGGATAACGCTGAGCGCATCGAGCGACAGGTAACTACTCTGTCGAACGAGCTAGCTGCTAGCCGTGACCAGAACCGTAAACTACAAGAGGCTATCGATGCGAACCAAACTGTTAACACTAATCCTGCTTGCGATCTTAGCGACGATGAGTTCCGGCTGTTCAATGATGCCGTCTCCGAAACCCAACGTGGTGTGCCCAGCGGTGGTATTGGAGCCCTGCTCTCCACTAAACCCTCTAAGGAATCCGAGCGCGGGGGAGCTGAAGACGAGATCGAATGAGTGGGTGACTGAGTACCGAGTGTGTCAGCTCAAGCACCAGTTCCTTACCGAGTGCTTCGAGGCTACGAGGAAGAAGGACTAAAAGAAAAACCCCCGGCGATTAACCGGGGGTTCTTTTTACTACTTAGTTGTGATCTCCGGGATCTCCGAAGTCTAACTCTAGTTGCTCGGGAGGCTCTTCGCCGTCGAACGGTTCGTCCCCGTTTAGTAGCTGTTCGATCTCGGTCAGCAGCATAATCAGCGTGTCTGTGATCTGGCTGCTACGCTCAGTGTCTAGCAGTACCGCCTTGTCTAGAGCACGCTCAAGTAGCAGCTTTGCTCTGTAGACGCTACGTGCTGGTAGGTCATCACCCCAATCCATAGTTACGTTCTCCTCTTGCTTGGTACATAGTGCCCGCCAAGGGCCGAGCGAATGTGAGGAGTCACATCAGTCCCCGCAGGAAACGCACGCCTGATGATGTCTACTGCTTCTACTTTGTTGCCGGCTAGAAACTTGGACACTGCGTTAGCGTACAGTCGGTCGGTCATGATTCGTCGATCTTGGACTAGCATCTAGGTACCTTGTTAGTTGTTGGCTAGGCTAAAGCGTTCTTTGGCACGCTTGTAGTTACGCTGGAGGAATCGTGCAAGAGACGTACCTTCGTACTCCTCACACAGGTAGTTCATGTCTAGAGGCATCTCGCTAAAGTCACCGTCCCGTACGGCGTTGAGTACGACAACTCCTCGCCAATGGGAATTCGCCATACCTTTGTACGGCTCGTCATGGAGATAGCAAGAGCCCGCGACAATTCCTCTAATGACTTTCCCGGTGGCAAGCTGCTTAGATCCGATATCGTAGCCCTGAACGTGCCCTTGGACATAAGGAACTCCAATTGCAGAGAGCTTGTGGTGTGCGGTGCCTCCGATCGGACGACCTGTATTTGGGTTGGAGAAATAGTGCGCGTACGTAATTCCGTCCACAACGACCGCGCGAGGGCCTCCATTGAAATACTCGACGACCTCCCACCCAAGCGACCGGTCAACCAAGTTGTGAGGACCCATGAGCCCGTCAAGACGAGGATCGTTAGCAATAGTGCGATCCATTCGATGTTCATGATTACCTCGGAGAATGATCTTGCGCTTAGGTTTGAAGTCACCCATGGAGTGCTCTAGGATTCGCAGCGCTTCGTTGCCTGCCTCTACGTCCTTGATGTACCGGGCTCCTTCCTTATCGATCGAGCCAGCGGGAGACCAGCTACTGAGGGAATGAAAGTCCCAGTGATCTCCCATGTGGATAACTACGTCAGGCTTGTAGCGGGCGATCGCCTTGCCTACCCACTCGAAGTGTACCATGGGAGTACCCGGACTAACCTGCGTGTCAGGGATAATTAGGTGACGCTTGGCTTTACTCATCGATAGTCTGTCCAGTGAACTGCCAGTACGGAACGAAGAAGAACCAGAAGGCTGTGTGGTACCACTTAGGTGGGATCTGTACGTTTACGGCAAACGCCCCATCTTCGTCTGACATGTCTACGATCTGATAGGCGGTACGGTAGAACAGAAACGCACCCATTAGGTACAGCCATAGGATAACAAATGCTACGTACTCGTTCATTAGTTTACTGTCTCCTGCTTAGTCTCGCCGTACTTGGCGATGAAGTTAAGGACTAGCTGTCCCATGACCAGCGCTGCCGGTACGTTACCCTGCTCGTAGATCACACCGTCCGGGGTCTCGAATGCTGCCTCTACCTTGATGCCGTTGTCCGGCGCTTCAGTCAGGGTCAGCTTAAACTGCGATAGCTCAGCCATCCTTACGTTCCTCCATCCACTCGGGCGGGATCTCGCCGTGCTCCGATACGTGATACTTGATACCTACCTTACGGCACCAGTCAGAGTAGCGAGTCTTACTCTGCTTGGAGATCTTGTTATCGCGCATCAGCAGGATGCGGATGTCTAGATCTGGATGCTGTTCTACTACTAGCTGCATCTTCTCACGAGCCTTGGCATCCAGCTTGCCCTTTGCTTCGACGTAGATCCCGTTGAACAGGATGAAGTCTGGCGTGTACCTACGGTTCTTAACAGGAACCTTGTACGGGATGCTGACTGACTCGTAGCTGAAGTCTACGTCATTACTCTGTAAGAATTTCCAGAGCTTGCGTTCGTAGCCTGATCTAGTATCGCTTAGTGTCTTAGCTTTAGGCGGTGCCGGTTTCTTAGGCATCCTTTAGAACCTTCCACGCTGTAGGCCAGAGCGCCTCTAGCTGCTTGTCAATCTCTGCGGCGTAGTGACGGATCTCTAGCTGTGCGCCTTCGTCGATGCGTAGCTTATACCAGTGGGCCCAGTTACGCAAGTTAAAGGTACAGTAGAAGCGTGTCACCATCGCTGTAGGCAGCACTCCCCGCGCCAGTTCCCGCGCAACTCCAAGCTCAAGCATGCTGTTGTAGCTCTGCAGGGCGTCCTGAATCCCCATCTTGTATTCTTCAGACGCTTCTCGCTGCCTCTCGACTGCCCCTTCGCTCGACTGCTTGTTCTTAGCCGCTTGGGCACGGAACGTATCGGGGATGTAGTACGTGTCCGAAGGATCGCTGGTGTACCTCATAGAAATCTCATTAAACTGGCCAGTTCTATGCCGCATCCACTCTCGTGCTACGTACAACGGAGCTTCGATAAGGAACGAAGCACTTTGATGTTCAAAAGGAGAGAAGTGCTTGTGCTCCGCTAGGAATCGCATCAGCTTTAGATCCTTCTCGGGATCGTCTCCAGTCTTGTCCTCTCGTCCGTGAGATACTCGGGCTGCGGATACCGGAAAAGTATCGGCGTCCTCGTACCACACAGTACCGAACTCGTCTATATTCTTTTGCATCGTGTAAGCTACTAGCTCGATACGCATATCGGCTAGCGTCTTGAAGTTAATCCCAGCCACTGTTGTCCTCCGGCTTACCAGCCATCACGCGTTCCATGTTGTACAGCGCACGTTCAACATCCACCGGATACCACCCTGCCGAGTCTCGCGTGTTAACGCCGAAGCAATCCATGAAGATCTTTTGCGTATCTGAGTTCAGGCTGTGAACTAGATCATCAAACGCTGCGTCAGTTACTCTTACTCCGTAGTCTGTTCGAACGATAGGCACTCCGTAGGCTTCGCACTTCGGGCAGCCTGAGAGGATTTGGTCTGGACCCAAGGGCACGTGCTGTCGCGCTTCCTTAGAATCCACAGTAGCTGTGCCATTTCGCTTAGTTTGCTTTGCCATTCGTCTTCTCCATAGTAGCGACGGTATTCGCGCTTACACACCTCGAACCATCCGTCAGGGTTATCGCTCTCGTCTAGCAGCTTCTCTGCAGTCTTAGGACCAATCTTAGGTACACCCTGAATGTTGTCCGTAGGATCACCAGTCAGTAGCTGAGTAAAGAACCATCGCTCTGCAGCAAGGCCGTCGATGAACTTGGCTTCGCCCTTGACGAAGTTGTAGTGCCAGCCCTTGATCATCTTCATATCCTTGTCGATAGAGATGATACAGCTCTTGCCCTTCAGCTCGTACTGTCGAATGCCCTGCATATCGTCAGGCTCAATGCCATCGGTAGGGATTGCCTTGTGGTACTTGATCAAGTACTCCCTAATCTCATTATAGTACTGAGGCTTGGGCGTGTCAAGTCTGTTACCCTTGTAGGGCTTGGTCTTCGCAATCTCGTTCCGGAAGTTACCACTGCCGCTGATGTACAGCTCCGCCTTACTGTCGAATGGAGCGAGCGCGTTGGCTACTACCATCTTGACAGAGTGCAGTACGTTCTCGATCGGCTCGTCTTTCTCGGCTGCGAAGCCTACGCGGTAGACAATCAGATCGCAATCAAGGAGCGGGGTCAGCTTCCGAATCTTGGTAAGTGAATCGCTCACCTTTGTATTCTCCTTGAGGTGTATAGTAGATGCCTTCGATCAGCAGATCGTTAAGCTCGGCAGCTACGCGATGGTGTAGGACTAGCACGATCCTCTGTGAATCCAGATCAGTGTAGCCGCGTCTCAGAATATCTAGGGCTGTCTTGATCCTGCCGAATAGGCTTTTGTCCGGAGCTTCTACAGCGAAGGGCGTGTGGAATGTGATCGTACACCAGTCACCACTACGTCGTACTTCTTTTAGTTCGCTAGTACGTGAGGGGAACACAATAAGCGAAGGCTCATTCGAGTTCGTCATCTAGTCTATTCCTCCAGTTAGTGTCTCGTTCGTATGGCTGGTGCAGTGGATGATCTCGCCGTCCCAGCTTCTCGTCTTTCTTCTTGTCCCGAAAACGGGAGGGCTTGGTGTATTCGTGCATAGCCTTGGCTACTGGATTACGAAGCTTGGGAGGCTTGATACTCATATCCTGTTTCCACTAGAGTCTCGTAGTTGCTATCTTGCAGTACGCCATACACTACACCCGGCAGCTCTGACAGACGGATCGGGAACGTATCGATCTCTTGGTTATCAAGAGGACGCACCTTAACTACCAAGCGCTGTCCGTCGCAGTTACCCTCGAAGTAGAAGAGGGTACGTAGGTAGTTAGAGAATCTTACATCAGTAAAGCCGTACGTCTCCTTGAACTCCTTAACGGTTGTCACCGCTACCTCCGATTACGTTACGAGTCATGCGAGAGGTAAGCTTGGCTACGTTGCCGTCAACAGCTTCCTGCATCATGATACCCTGATCCTTGAGGCACCGTGCTAGCTGCCACAGAATGTCACCGCCTTCCTTGACTAGATCAGCACGTAGCTTCTCGACGTGTACTACGTATTCTTCGGGTGGCATACCGCGACCAGCTACGTCGCGCTTAAACTTAGCTAGCTTGCCTAGGAACTCTCCAACCTCTTCAGCCAGAGCTAGCTGTGGATAAGCCGGGTCAGTGTAGATAGCAGTAGTCTCAGTCCAGTCTTGGTATTCGTTAAACTCTTTCATAGTGTAGTCCTAGTGAGTTAAGTACCTTGAGACCTTCTTCGTATTCCTCTAGAGTGTAGTACGGCCCGCCACAACACTCTGGGTCACTGCACGAATTGTCGCTTAGATACAGCAGCATATCCTCGGTAGCATAACGCAGCTTATTCAGCTCGTCAGTTGTTAGCGTTCGCATTCAGCACCTTATGCGGTAGATCGTTAAGATCTGGATAATTGCGAGTAAAGTGGAGGATCATGGTAGTGTTGCAGAGAATGTGACCGATGTGAGACAGACCTGATTCGGCGTCGTTTTCCTGCTCTTCTACCCACAGAGCGTGTGCGTGTCGCAGAGCGCAAGCTACAGGGATAGACCACGCCATGCCCTTAGCCCAGTTCCACGCGGCGTACTTACGCTTGCCATACTCGAACACGTGGGCGCAGTCTGCTACGTGCTCCCGCATCATCATGTTGTGCCAGTGTGTCAGAGCGGAATCATCGCCTGCAAACATTAGATCATGAAGAGCGTCAGCTAGATCTAGGTGAGTCCTGCCTTTTACATAAAGCAGCCTGGGCGGAATCAAGCTAAGGTCCGGCTTACCGTCGTTAAAGCGGGCACCACTCCCTCGCTCAGTACTATTAACGTTTCCAATTGGCATTTACTTTGTACTCCTCGATTCCTTGTTCAGTCGTGTAGACAACACGTACAATACCGGCAAGCTCAATCTCGCTAGCACACGCAGCACATGGCTTGCAGTTGGCCCACTTGC